TTCGAGTCTCCTTCGGGGCACCACATATATAGTTCCTTAGTTCAATGGTAGAACACTGCCGTGACATGGCAAAAACACAAGTTCGATTCTTGTAGGAACTACCACGCCCCTGTGGACAAATTGGTAAAGTCGGCTCTCTCAAAAGGAGCAGTTTTGTCCGTTCGAATCGGACCAGGGGTACCAATGCTCTTGTAGTTAAATGGTATAACGACGCCATGGTAAGGCGTAATAAAAAGTTCGATTCTTTTCTGGAGCACCACTTGACATATAAATAAAAAGACAGTACAATATGTACTGTAACAAATAATGCGGGTATGATGTAAAGGTAACCTGAATCCTTGCCAAGGATTATTTGCGAGTTCGATTCTCGCTACCCGCTCCAAATTTTGCATCCTTAGCTCAGTTGGTAGAGCGTCTGCCTTACACGCAGAATGTCGGCGGTTCGAGCCCGTCAGGATGTACCATTCAAGCGAGGCTGTATGTCTAAGACAAAAGAAACATTGGACAGAGCATACGGCAATGTCCCAAAAGAAGTTCCCGGAGACTACATCTGGGATTGGATCCCAACACGTGGCGTTAGGTACTATTACTTGACACTATGGCGTCGAGTATTTCGTTGATACATGGCTCTCTCGTTCAGTGGCAGGACTGCGGATTCCAAATCCGCCAACTGGGGTTCGATTCCCTGGGGGGCCGCCAAAATAATTTGTTGTAGTTGCTCAAATTTATTTGACACAAAATGAAAGTTTTGCTACAATAGATACATGTTAAGAAATTAACAATGCTTTTCAAAAATTTGTTTAAAACAAATTTAACCAAAAGCAGTTGACAGCAAATGATAAGTTTGCTACAATAGCAGCTTAGTTAGTGATTGTGCTAACTAACAAAGTTCTTTAAACAAGATAACGTATAAGAATTCTTATACACATGCACATAAATGCGTAGGCCACGCAGATATGGTTGGATTATAGCACTGTCTTTTGGCAGTGTCGGCAGGTTCGAATCCTGTGAGTGTGCAGTTGTATAAGAATTTGGGGGCATAGCCTCTTTAGAATAAGCCTAGCGATAGGCCCAAAGCAGTAGCGTCCTACACGCCTGCGCCAGCAATGGTTCATCTATGCAAGCCTGCTCACTACCGTGAGGTAGCGATCATCTATAAGACGGGTGGTTGTAACAGTGACGCTGGGAGTTGTGGAAAGAACGTTGGCTTACCGGCCCGCAAGGGTAACCGGAGTCGATGGAAAGTAACAGGTGGTGCTGACTTCACAACAAAACCAGCCCAGTTAACTGGTATGAGAAAGGGTAGCGTAAGGGTCCGAGGGGTTGCACCCAAGGGCTTGTATGCAGTTTGAATGGTTGACGGAGGTACGCGAAAGCCGAGACCCGACGTTGATCGTGAAAGACGACTGAGTAGTTCGCAAGACAAAAGGTACGTGGTGTGTTGTATTTTGTATTCCAAAAGAGTATGAAGCAACTGAGTCAGCACATCGCAGTAGGTTGTTATAGCACAATGGTAGTGCATTTTCCTGTTAAGAAAACTGCTGAAGGTTCGATCCCTTCTAACAAATAAAACGCAAAGACTGACTCGGTCGTATGTGAAAAGCATCTAACACTTGAGCCGCAAGGTAATCAAGTCAGACGTAACTCGCAAGGTGAAATCTGTTTATGCTGGAAGTTTCGTAAGGTGTTAGCGCACTTGAATGGCTCGCAAGGTCAACGGGATAGATGGCGTAGAATAGCATACGATGACAAGACTACTGCCTGTCTTTAAAAACGGCGATGCTGGTAGCATACTGAAACACTCGCAAGGGGTTCAGTGGAAATCGAGAGAAAGCAGACTCGCAAGGTCGGTAATAATGCTCGGGGTGCTACTAGGTTAGGATGTATTCTCAGTCCGCCAATTTATATGCAAACACATTAGTTGAGCTTGATGCTTTGACTGATCAACATAGCTACATAGGGTAGATTAGTGTGTTTACATATAAGTAATTATAGCGGGATAGAGTAACGGTAATTCAGCAGGCTCATAACCTGCAGATCCTGGTTCGATTCCGGGTCCCGCATCCAAATTTGGTGATTGTGTGGAGCTAAGGCAATTTGCTGGACTATGAAGCACAACGAGAGCGTTGAACTTGAAATAGGTTCAACCACCAGACCAATATGGCCAGTTGGCAGAGCGTTGATGCGCCGGATTGCAAACTCGGTTTAGGTAGGTTAAACTCCTACACTGGCCTCCAAGTTTTGCCTGTTTCTTAAAACAGGCCGGTGTAGTGTAAGAGATGAGGAATTGCTCCAGATTTTCGCTTCAAACGAAAACCTGCTATTAAAACGTTACGTTGCTCCAAGGTATACCGCATTGAGTTGCACTGTTTGTTGATCCTTGGCATATTGGTAACAACTGCTTTTTGTCTCTTGCTTTGGTGACAGCGCCTGATAAGCGTTACTCCCAATGTCAATTGCACATTGTCCCGCAATTCACTTGCTTACACTCACTGTCTTTTTCAAACACAAAGGAATTCAAAATGAACATTACACTACGCAAAGCCAACGCACTACAAACAGCAATTCAAGAACACATCAAAAGCATTGACATCAAAACATCGGTGTCCATGAACGAATTCCAACTGCCTTTTGATGAAATCAGCCACGCTCGTGAAACTCTGATTGCTAACGACAAGCGCCGTGCAGACTTGACTGCCACCCTGTATGTGATCCGTGCCCAAGTGGGTGATGCAAATTCCGCCAGCGGTGTCAGCGCACAGTTGGCACAGGCAGCATACATTGACAAGCGTGTGGCACAGTTGAAGACCCTAGTCGACTCCAAAGCCTCAGACAGCCTTGATGTGGTTGTAGGCAAGTTGGACAAGATCCGCAATGACAAGGGCGAAAGCCGTCGTAGCATCTATGCCAGCGACACAGTGGACACTGGTGTGTTGGATGCAGCACAGATTGACCAGTTCAAGACTGACATGCAGATGCTGAAAAAGCAAAAGCAGACAATCAATGATAAAGTGTTGGAACTCAACATCCGCACAGAAATCACATTGTCTGACAGCGATGTGGCACTGTTAAAGCAGGAACAGTTGATTTAACTGCACAGCCCCGCAAGGGGCTTTTTTGTGGGTCCTTAGTTCAACGGATAGAATACCATGCTTCGAACTTGGGGATAGGGGTTCGATTCCTCTAGGGCCCTCCAATAAATAAAACAATGATTACTAGGATAATGTGTATAGGTCAGGGTCGTGCTTACGAAGCAGCCTGTGTACTCAAATTTGACTTTAATATTTCACCTATAATAGACAAGACGATTGTTGTCTCAGTTTATACAGAAGAACAACTAAAACGACATTGGAGTTCTTTTGACATCGATTATACACGACTAGTTTTCAAAACAGACAAAGATATACCATTACCAAATGTTTGGACAGAAAATCATTGGTATAAACAACAAGCAATCAAATTGTATTTGTTAGATACCGTTGATAGCGATCAGTTCTTAATTCAAGACTGCGACCTTGCTTGTATCAAACCGTTTACTGCATTTGTAGATAATAATCCATTGTTTAGGGTCGAGGGCCTGTGGAATGAATATCAACAAATCTACTCGGGTGCAGTCTATAATTTGATTGGTATGGACAGAATCATACCATCTAGTTTTGTCACAGAAATCATGCCCTACAACAAAGCCGACTGGATTGATTGTTGTAATCTTATACAGGATAGATTTAAAGAGTCTTGGCTAGATGCAATACCAAATCTTCGCGCATTTGATAAAATCAAGTGGTTTAGCGAATATGAACTCTTAGGTATTTTCAAAACAAACAAAGATCAAAATTGGTCAGTGACAAAAGACGATCACCCTATAATCAACTCTTGGGCAGACTTTGACCAAGCAGACTGGACAAATATCCCAACGATTAAATTCAAAGCCAGACCCTTAAAGTTTATGTCAGAGCTAGAAGCACATCAAATTATTAATACTTTTTAGCTACTTGTACCAAAATGATTTTGGTGCTATAATATAGTTTTAGCGCAGAAAGGAGACAGCATGATGATAGTGGCAAAAATGAACGGACGCATTGTTGAAGTGATCCGTGTTGCTGACACTGTAGGCTTCTCTCAAGAGCGCGGATGGGTTATGATCTGTACAGACTTTGAACAAGCCGACAGACGTAAACAACAATTCAAATGGGTACCTGCCGCAACACAATTTGAGTGGGTACGTGAGTTTAACTTTGGAGCATAACATGCCTTGGATTCAGAATGTAGCACGTAGCGACATCACACGGGGGTTTCATATCGATCCCGGTGTGAACGCCATGTTGATACAGATTGCAGATCCTCCTGGTGACTTCCCCGTTCCCAAGTATCAGTTCCGTGAAGTACATCAATTTGAATTTCTTGATGTGGAGGAACAGGATCCAGTACTTGACGAGGCCATGCGTTGCAGTCCCGAACAGGCAGCAGAGTTGACCCGTTTGTTACAACACGCATTGGCGAACCATATGAATGTGATTGTTCATTGTCATGCAGGAGTGTGCCGCAGTGGTGCAGTTGCAGAAGTTGGCATCATGTTGGGATTCCGTGACACAGAAGCATTCCGTGCTCCTAACCTGTTGGTCAAGCACAGAATGATGACTGCATTGGGCATGTACTATGATGAGAACGAAGCTCCCACCATCAACGGCAAGCCCTATCAATACAGCGCAGGGGGCATTATTTTGCCTCCCACACATGAAGGTGATGTTTAATATGACACAGAAGAACTATTTGTACATGTTGATTGGTGTTCCTGCTAGTGGCAAGAGCACTTGGATTGCAAGTCAAGACTGGACCCGGGATATTCCTGTTGTGTCTAGCGATCGTTTCATTGACGAACATGCACAAAAGCAAGGCAAGACCTACAATGAAGTGTTTGATGAATACATCAAGATTGCTACTAAGTTGATGGAAAACCAAGTGTTGATCTGTCAAGCAAACAACAAGAACGTGATTTGGGATCAGACCAACTTGACAGCAAAAAGTCGTGCAGCCAAGTTGAAGATGTTGCCCGACTACTACAAGATTGCAGTGGTGTTTCCAACACCCGATGCAGAAGAACATGCTCGTAGATTAGCTAGCCGTCCAGGCAAGTCTATCCCAGAAGGGGTATTGCGGTCCATGGCTGCTAACTTAGAGTTACCAACAGAAGCGGAAGGTTTCCAAGAAATCTGGTACGCATAAGGAGAGAATTATGACAAAATGGATTACAAGTGACTTGCACTTTGGACATGCAAACATCATGAAGTTTTGCCCCGTAACACGGGCCGGCTTCACAGATGTGGCAGACATGCGTGAAAAGATGATTGCAGAATGGAACGCAAGTGTGCAGCCTGAAGATGAAGTCTTCATCTTGGGTGACTTTGCTTTCTTGCCAGCAAAAGATGCTGTGGAAATCTTGCGCCGTTTGAACGGTACCAAGATTTTGATTGAAGGCAATCATGACCGCAAGTTGTTGAACGACCCTGCATTCCGTGCAGAGTTTCGAGAAGTACACCAGTACTTGCGCTACAACCATGAAGGACAAGTTGTGATCATGTTGCACTATCCTATCTGGGAGTGGGACCAAATGCACCGTGGTGCAGTACACTTCTATGGACACGTACATGGCGCAAAGACTGGCATGGAACAGTATCGCGCCCGTGACGTGGCGTTTGACGCTACAGGACGTGTGGTCAGCCGCATGGATGAAATGATCAAGGATGCGTTGAAGGGTGAAATCCGCGCTCATCACTAAGGAAAGATTATGAACAAAGAAGAATTACGAAAGTTCGTACTAGACAATCCCAAGTTGGTCACAATGCGGCCAGCTGGCGATGGCATCTACGTGCTAAAGTACAAGCGTACTGTATTCTACGATAACTTGTGGAATGACTACTTAGAAGAATGCCGCGGCACAATCGTTGATGCAGACTTCAACGTGGTGTCCCGTCCATTTACTAAAATCTACAACTACGGTATCGAAGCCAAGGCTCCTGCGTTGGCAGATGATACTCCAGTTACAGCGTATCGTAAAGTCAATGGCTTTATGGTGGCTATGACTGTGCATAACGGTGAACTATTAGTGTCAACTACTGGTTCTACTGAAAACGACTATGTTAACTATGCTAAGGAAATGATGGCAACACATTGTCCTTTGACTGACTGGTTGTTTGCATTAGGTACAAGTGACTGCAAAGACATGACTTTCATGTTTGAATGTGTACATCCTTCAGACCCACATATCATACCTGAAAAGGCTGGTATGTATCTGTTAGGTTATCGTGAAAAGACATGGGAATCTAAAGTTGGTCATAACTACGATGTAATGCGTGACCTGGCTGCTGACTTAAAGTGTTTCTTACCTGAACGCATCCATATCACTATGCTTGAGTTGAAGGAAGAAGCAAAGAAAGTTAAGCACGAAGGTTTCGTATTTTATACTGATGAAGGTGTAAGTGCTAAAATCAAGAGTCCATACTACTTGACTAGCAAGTGGGTTGCTCGTAATCCTCGTACAGATAAACTTGTTGATATGAACAACGATATCAAAAAGAATATTGATGAGGAATACCATCCACTCGTTGACGCAATACGCGCCAACATTGTTGAATATACTCAAATGGACGAGCAATCTCGTTTATCTTGGGTTCGAGACTTTGTAGGTGCTGTATGATTGATGAAAGCCATTTGCCGGTGAGTGAACAAAGTCTAGTC